CAGGCTGAGCGTTTCAACGCATTTGGATTTAATAAATTCCAAGGTTGGTCTTGCAATAGTGGATACCAGAGTGTTATAATAAGAAGTAATGAGGTCAAGCGCAGTTATAGTTGTCACGACCAGCCATTAGGCACACTAGACAACTTTGAATTATTTAGAACTCCGCAGCAGTGTATTACTCCTAGTTGTGTTAGTTCAGCAGATAGCAAGATACCAAAAATAAAAAATGTATAACTACGAAGATATCAAATCAATACACCTTGAAGTGACATCAAAATGTCAAGCTAGATGCCCAATGTGTCCTCGTAGATTCAATGGCGGGCCTCTCAATCCGTTCATTACTCTTGATGAGATTACCTTAGAACAATTTAAATCTTGGTTCAATACAGATTTTTGTAGTCGTTTAGAACACGTGAATATGTGCGGCAATCTAGGTGATCCTATTATTGCTAAAGATACATTGAAAATATTTGAATATCTAAGGTCTTGTAATCCTTCGATGATACTTCATATGCACACCAACGGCAGTGCTAGAGATGTTACTTGGTGGCAACAACTAGCAGGACTTGGTGTTAGAGTTATATTTGGTATTGACGGCTTAGAAGACACTCATCACTTGTATCGCATCGGTACCGACTGGCACAAGATCATAGAAAACGCAGTGGCGTTTATCGAAGCCGGAGGTTGGGCGAGATGGGATATGTTGATATTCGAACACAACGAACACCAAGTCGAAGAATGTAGAGCCTTAAGCGATCAATTAGGCTTTGCAGATTTTTCTAGTAAGCATACTAGCAGATTTAGAGATCCAGAGTTTCCTGTTATTGATGACAATGGCAAACAACTGTATACACTAAAACCTACCTCAAAGAGCATTGAAATGGTTCCGCGAATCAAATCGGCTATTGAAGAAGTTACTCCTATTATAACCTGTAAAGCACAGGAAGCATCACAGATATATGTCAGTGCATCGGGTGGGGTATCACCTTGTTGTTGGCTAGATATGGAATGGACGATTCCTAAACAAGACAGCAGAATAGAGTATATGTCTAAGGTAGGTGAATTTCCTAATCTTAAAACTCAAACATTAGAAGAAATTTTTGCATCTGGATTTTTTACAAAAATATCAGGGTGCTGGAACACAACAGGATTGACCGAATGTTCAAAGAACTGCGGGTCATTTGATAGACTAAATGAACAGTTCGTCTAGACTAATTGCTTTTGGTTGCTCGTTGACCTATGGACACGGGCTACCAGACTGCCACGTTGCTCCTAGTGAGCCTGGGATTATCCCTAGTGATTATGCTTGGCCAGAAATATTAGCTAATAAGATAGGTGCAGAGTGTGTGAATATGTCAGAGCCAGGCTCTAGTAATAAACGAATTTGGCACACGCTTATTAATTTTAATTTCAAAGAAACTGATATAGTGTTTGTGTTATGGGCTGCTGTTGATAGGACCTGCGTGTTAAGAACAGCGGAAATGATTGAAGACATTGGACCTTGGATGGATGAATTAGATTACTACAAACAATATCATTCAGACTACGATGCAGAAATGCAGACTCGATTATACATTAGTCATTCAAATCTAGTAAGACCCGGAATAAAAAATCTTATCACAGCAAAGAAGCACCAGCATCTTCTTAGCCTATGTGGAAATACTGTTAGTCACATTCCAGTTTATCTAAGAAATTATGTAGACAAATATCCATTGGCACTAGATAATGTACATCCTGGAGTTGAATGCCATAGAGTTTTCGCGGAGGAAATATGCAAGTCGATATAAACCACGTTTTATTTTGGATGGATGCTATTCGTGAAAGCGAGGATCCTAAGCGCACACTTGATAGTTTCTGGAAAGGACAGATCAAATCTAAGATATGGCTGATTAAAAACCTAAGAAAACACCTTAATAGTTTTGTGTCTATAGACATACACGGCGGTTGGAACGGAGTGCTAGCCAGTTTGTTATTCCAATCGGATATCTATGTAACACATATTCGCAGCGTTGACATAGATCCCAGCTGTGAACCTATTGCCTACACCATCAATAAGATGGAGGAAATTACAGGTAAGTTTACAGCAGTGACACACGATATGTGTACCATACCCACAGAAGCAGATGTTATCATTAACACCAGCTGTGAACACATCACACAAGAACAATATGATCAATGGCTCGTAGGTATTCCAACAACTAGCCTAATCGTATTACAGAGCAATAACTACGATATACCTGAACACATAAGAATAGTTCAGGGCTTAGAAGAATTTGTAGATCAAAGTAATTTAAATGTACTTTGGAAAGGCGAACTTGCGTTGCCTCTCTACAATCGATATATGATTATAGGAATGAAGAAATGACACAACGTATTTTAATTATGGGGTTACCTGGGTCAGGTAAAACTACCTTGGCTACCGCACTAGCAAAGGAACTACAGTATGTTGAACACTTTAATGCTGACGAAGTTCGCTCAAAGTATAACGATTGGGACTTTACAGAGCAAGGACGTATTCGTCAAAGTATACGTATGCGAGAATTAGCTGATGCTAGCACAGCAGATTATGTGATATGTGATTTTGTTGCGCCCATACCTGCTATGCGTAACAACTTTAAAGCAGATTGGACCATCTGGGTTGATACTATTCGTGAGGGTCGTTATGCTGACACTAACAAAATGTTTATTGAACCAGATATCTATGACTTCCGTATTACAGAACAAGACGCAGAAAGGTGGGCTGAGTTTATTGCTGATCATATTGTTGATAATCGCAGACGTCCTATGTTCGATTGGAAGAAAGAAACAGTACAGATGCTTGGTCGTTGGCAACCTTGGCACGATGGTCATCGTGCGTTGTTTGAAAGACTATTGGATAAAACTGGTCAAGTTGTTATTCAGGTACGCGACGTACAAGGTTGGCAAGACAGTAATCCATTTAACTTCTTTGATGTTGTGCGTTTTATTAGACGTGACCTAGATCCGTTGTATCAAGGGCAGTACGAGGTTATGTTAGTTCCTAATATTGTACATATCGGATGGGGCCGTGGAGTAGGTTATACAGCAGGCGAAGAAACATTTGATGACTCTGTAACTGATATCAGTGCTACAAAGATAAGAAAAGACCTAGGGCTAAAATGAGAACGCTGATTAAGACACTAACTTGGAGACTTGTTGGGTCTACATCGACTTTTATAATTTCTTATATTGTCACAGGACAAGCGATCATCGCTACTGGTATCGCTGTTGCACAAATGATTGTGAATACTATCTTATACTACATACACGAAACTGTATGGAATAAAATTCCTTAAAAACTGTATTTGTATAGGTCAATGTCTTGTTCAAAGACTTGGCCTATTTTTGCCTTCTGAGCATCGGAGTAGTAGGAGCGATAGTCGTTATGTTCAGAAGTGTTGATATAGGGTAACGGATCATTTTGATTTAGCAAATCTTGTATCAATACAAATTCTTGATTTAATGTTTCTGCTTTAAACAAGTAATCAACTCCGCCTTCGATCCATTTGCATTGGTTAGTAGTCAATGAATTCCAACTTTTAGTATCGTAGTCTAATCGGTCAATGAATTCATTCCAACTAGGAAATTCTTCTACAGAGCTAATATTATTATCTTCCCAATAAAACCCATATTGCTTTAGATAGAAGTAAGCACTGACCATACGAGACCAAGGATTTCTTACCACTGCAAAAGATCGTCCAACAGGCCACTGTTCTTTGATCATAGACAGCGATGGATGTCCTTTGATCAATTGATGTGGCATTCTAGTCAACCAACGGACAACACTAGATCCTGCACTTTTAGGAATGTGTACGAATGTTAGATTATGATCGATTAAATTTATAGCAGCCATTTTAATCCTTGTGATTGAATTTTACTTTGCTATTCGAACAGACGCCTGCGCAGGCCGCAAGTCTTCCATCGGCATAATCTTTGTTCCAACGATCTGCAACCGAACTAAAGAACGGACCGTCTACAATAACATCCCAATCCAGGTCTTTTAAGTTGATTTTATCCTCGCCATATTTTGACCATAGTTCTTGCCAACCATCATCGAATCTTATTGTTCTAGTATACATCTGACCAGACGACAATGGGCAGCAGGGAAACAGTCTTCCAGTATATTCTATATAAGCAGTTTGATTGCGTTTTGCGTAGCAGTCAATTTCGCTGTCATTAGACTGCGCCTGCCAGTCTTGTTTGCTGATAAAAGGAACTACAGTGACTGGTTTGATAGAGATGTCTTTACCTGCCATTTCGGACAATGTAAATCTATGAGAAGGTTTAACAAAGAAATTTTTAAAACCTAGTTTCTTTGATAGCCTTTCTGCGTCAGCGACCTGATGTTCGTTGTGCTTGAAAGTAATAAACTGCCATTCGGCATTTCCTCCAGCACTGATAAATGCCTGGGCATTTTCCATAACTTTTTTGTAGTTTACATTTACTCTATAGATGTGATTAGTATCTTCAAGACCGTCTATAGCAAATATAACTCGTCCGTTGTTCCCTAATATATTTGCCAATACCTTCCAGAAAGCCTCGTTTCTCAATCCACCGTTTGACGAAATAGTGATAAATGCCTGCGGTGCTCTGATCCTCATAACTTCACAGACTTCTAAAAAATTAGGAGCCGCACAGGGATCGCCTAAGACGCCATTAAACAGTATCTTTTCTATTTCCTGCATAACACGATCTGGAATTCTATCTTGAAAAAATTCTGTGTAAAGATATGTTTCTTCAAACCAGGTTTTATCATTAGGAGTATTTTCACGAAGACACATTGGGCAGGCCGCATTACATATTGATGTATTTTCAATTTGTAATTCTTTAAGCTTCGAGTAAAACATTGTCTATTAATTCTTTTGGATAATTGTATCTAAAACTGTTGAACGCTATCTTCTGCATCAACTGTGGACTGCAATCTGTGTCAAGATCAACACCTTGGTCAGCTAACACACCTACTAATTTTTCTAATCGGCCTGCACTGATTTGTGGCAGTAAAGATCTAAAAGTAACAGGTTTGCTGTTGCTGTGATAACAGAAGAACCAGTTCCAGGGAATAAGCTGTCCTTGATGCACGACCCAACTGTTTGGATGTAGGCTGATTTTATAGATTCCAGCGGCTCGCATCTTCCTGATTAATTCCATCCATTGCTCTTGCCAATCAGGTAACACTTTATCATACCCACCCGCAGCAAGAGCCTGCATTAGAAAATCGTCACCGTGCCATTCAAAAAATATCTTCCTATCTACGGTGTCTACATCTAGAAATTTCAAGGTAGGCATAGTCTTAGATGCTAATCTATGAAATTCTAATTCCTTAGAAAATCTCTCAGTTAACATTTCGTCAGTCCACAGCACATTCTCGTGTTCATTTTTATGATAAGCACGATCACGATTGAAGCTCATACAAATGGTTTTCTTGTCTGGGCTTACATAAGGAGTGTAGACCAGGTTGGCTCTGACGTATTCATCGCCTTCGAGGTTGTAATATAGATCCCAATTAGATATATTCATCGTGGAATATTTATGTGGTAAATATCGCTATGATACGCGGTATTGATAGTAACCCATTTCTCAATTTAGATTCTCATATCGACATTGAAGGATTCAAAAAATTACATTATAAAATATGTAAAGGCCTTGTGTTGGCCAAATACAAAAAAGAAGGCAATATGGTCAAACCCGGAGGATTCGAAGGAGTCTACGAGTTACCGTTTAAGCCTTTATACCAAGCCTTAGAAGAATACTACAGTCTGCCCGAAAACCACGAAATTAGAATTCTGGGCAAAGAAATTGGTGAATACAAAAATCGAGATCAGTTTATGCTGTATCTAAAACTAGCATTACACGCATATGATCCTTATCAATTCATATTTTTAAAAACTGAAGATGGCGGGTGGGATACTCGATTCGAAGAAAAGAGTTGGACAGCAGATGCGGAGCTATTCCCGGAGCTTAAGGCCTGGTTAGAAAGTCTAGTAGGTACTGTGTTTACACATCTCGGTAGGATTATATTTTTTAAAGCAGAACACGATTGTCAAATGCTGATGCACCGTGATCTAATACTGCCAGACGAACACGACTACTTTAATCATAGGCACGAATTTATACACCTAAGAACAACATTAGACAAACCTTTTTATATATGGGATCCTGAAACTGATACAAAGGTATTAGTTGACAGTCACGCAACATTTTTCAATGATCAAGATTGGCACTCAGGTGGCAAAGTCAATAAGCAGACTTTCAGCCTAAGAGTCGATGGAGTGTTTACTGAAGAGTTTCGTGCAAAGATGGGTATTGCACATCTAGATTATTATTGATCTGTAACAGCAACCTGTAGCGATACCTTAGGAGTAAATCCTATGTTAGCAGAGCCGTGTAATACAGTGCTGTGATCGAACATAAAAACATCCCCTGCTTTATATCCTGTTAGAATTTTATCATCATAGGCAAATATATGCCCGGGAATGTAATCTTGGCAGGCGATCCAATAACGTCTTACATTGTCATTTTCAGGAAAGGTGTCTAGATGCAAGGGAAACATATCGCCTGGATTTAGTTTTGCGAACCACCACTTGATTTTTCCTTTAAATGGTAACGATACTGTGAAATTAAAATTTAGGGTGTCACCTGAAAACACTTCCCAACGCACTCTATTGATATCATAGCCAGCAGATTTCCATTGCTGAAAATTATCTGATTGATTATCGGACTGTGGTCTAGGGTCCCCTTGATTTGCGATAATAAACTGCAATGCTTCAGGTTCGAATATCTGTGAAAAGTTGCCTTTGTATAGCATAGAAATATTTAGTGGTAGTCTAAGAACGCATAATTAAATTTATGAGTAATGTATATTGGATCAAACCCGAAACAACCGAAATAGGAAAGTGGCAAAAGACTATCACTGATGTGTCAAAGTCCCCTAGCTTTTGTGTGCTGCCCTGGATACACCTTGCTACTCGTCCAAATGGCGATATGCGTATATGTTGTGTAGCCAATGCATCGGGTGCTGATACTGGAGATTATTCAGTTGGATTAGTTAAGATGGAAGATGGTAAGCCAGCCAACTTTGGATATGACTTACCGACAGAAGCATTTAACAACGATTATATGAAGTCGGTTCGTAGAACAATGCTTGCCGGAGAGATTCCAGCTAGTTGTACAAAGTGCTTCAAGGAAGAAGAACGTGGGATTGTTAGTAAGCGTATATGGGAAACTGTTACGTGGACTGTTGAAGAACAAACAGACATCCAAGAACTAATCCGTGAAACAGAACTAGACGGCAGCGTTCCTTACAAACTAGAATACCTAGACCTAAGACTAGGACACACCTGCAATTTGAAATGTATTATGTGTAGCCCGCACGACAGCAGTATGTGGGTTCCAGAGCATAAAAAAGTATTCCCTATATTCAAAAGTGATTTGATTAAAAAACAGATGGATTGGGATCAATCGACATTTAATAATTACTGGCACGAGAAACCAGAATTTTGGCAGCAGATATTTGATCAAATACCTAACATAAAACAGCTCTACTTTGCGGGTGGCGAGCCTTTGCTGATCAAGGAACATAAAAAATTCTTAGAAGAAATTATTTCCAGAGGATATGCTGATAAGATCAGTTTAAGATACAACACCAACGGTACATTAATCAGTGATGAAATGATTGGCATCTGGAGCCACTTTAAAAAAGTAAAGGTTGGGTTTAGTCTCGACGGTATGGGCGATAGAGGTCATTATATTCGTTATCCTTTAGACTGGGAAATTGTTGAGAAAAATCTACAGTTGTTAGACAATGCTCCAGACAACATACAAACTAATATTGCACTGGCTGTACAGATATTAAACATCAAGCATATTCCAGATTTTATCAAATGGAAAGTTAAAAGCAATTTCAAGAAAATTAATTTTGATACAAACGCTGCTGAACACATTATGGGAGGAGGACTTATTGGAGTTCATCTACTCTGGATTCCTACGTGGCTCAGCCTTCGAGTACTTCCTAAAAAAGATAAACTAGAAGTCAGAGAGCTGTTTGCAGATTTGCAGAATTGGCTTTGGTACAACTATACACAAGATGAAGATTTCTGGGAAATTAATCCACACGGGTGGAAACGTTGGGAAAGTATTTTAGATTGGATGGATCAAGAAGATCATACTAATTTATTGCCGGATTTCTGTGAATACATTTCAACAATGGACCAGCAGCGCGGATTAGATTTTAAGACAGTGTTCCCTGAGCTGGCACATCTGTTATCGCTTCCCATAGAATCTTAAAGTCCTCTGAATCACGTGCTTTAGGCACACACATACCGCACCCACATCTTTGATTAGGACATACAATAGGACTAGGATTTAACAGTCTTAGTCTTAGGTCTGACAGCAGTTGCTCTCGATCAGATAGGTGTCCTAGAGCTCCTCTCTTTTTATTGTGTAGTGCTTGGCAAGTTTGATGATGGTACACGAGACCAGTGTGTTGATCTATGTGCAAGAAAAACCAGTCAACCATACAGCTCCAGTCTTTGAACTCTGTTTTAACTAATTTAACAGTTTGCCATTCGCTATCGACTTTGGCTTCTAGACAACGTCCTCCGCAGCAACCTCTACCCAATTGATTGCCTTCGGCTTTTTCTGAACCTTGTAGTTTAACACCCATCTTGTTAAAAAACCATTCTTGTTGTGTCTGACTATAACTGTGTGAAGTTCTACGATTGCTGCCGTCAGCATCGATAAACCAACCTACCCTTGTTATGTTTCCGTCACCTATAGGTCTAGGATTATAACGTACATTGTTTTTATCTAGAAGTTCGCAGACAGACATTGCTTCGTCCCAATGATCTGCGTGTAACATAAGATTAACCTGTAACACAATTTTACTGTTGCTTAAATGTAATATATTATCTATAACTCTATCTTTGAGATTATCAGGACCTTCGGCGTGCCAGCTGATGGTAACACAATCTAGATATTTCAGTATATTCTCTCGATACTTTTTACCCCAGGTGCCATTGGTCGTTAATTGTAGATTAAATTTGTTGCTGTCGTTTTTGATGTATTCAACAAGGTCCCAGAAATAGGGATTGATAGTGGGTTCTCCACCAGTGAACACTATGTTAACACCTTTGTTTTGTTTTCTTCTGCTGTTGTATTCTGTAGTCCAGTCTTTGATGAAATGGTAGGTATTTTTTAATTCTTCAAAACTGTGGTAAGGACTTATTAGGTCGTGTCGAGTTGATTCACAATAGGTACAGTCGTAGTTGCATCGGCGCCCGGTATCCCAGGTCACCGACATAGCTTCACTGTTGGTTAATCTTATAGCAGATGTTTCAATCATTTTTAATCTTTGTTAACGGTATATCTGCTGCGCAGGTACACCAGTCTCTAGTACATATAACTGGTTCGCTAGGTACAACGAAACTTCCTTCATAA